CGTTGCGGTGTGTCATGTTACGCGGTGTGATATTATTGGGGTATCGGTTTCGATGAAAGGAAAAAATAAAATGATTAATTTTAATGCTTATTGTTATTACTATTTATGCTGTGATTGTGACGGTATTATTTATAATATCTTTTAATGCATAATTGAAAATAGGAGTGATTAAAATGAGTTTTATGAATCTTAAAGCATTGTCTAATTCAATTGATTTTAATGTGAATAGTATTTATGATGTACTTGTGTATTTCGTTGATATTGCGTCCGATTGCTTGATACAAACTCGGTTTGTTGATTGCATTGACGTATACGGGCTTAGGGATGTGCTTGACGATGGCGTGTTTCACGTTCCGGGTGCAGTCTGTTTAGGCTATCTTATTACTCGGTGATTGAGAAAAAAGGGGGGGATTTGAGCATGTTTTGTAAGCGTAATAGTTGTGATTTCGTCAAGGGTTATAGAGTTCGTGGCGAACGTCGTACTAAGGTTGTCGGCGTGAGTACGAATTCGTTTAAATGCGATTCGACTGTATCTGATTATGTGTTTGCGTATTGTCGTGATATTGTTGATTTGATGCGGCGGGGATTGTGGGAGGGGTGAGATAAATGGCCTATTAGCTCAGTGGTTAGAGCGGCATTCTTATAAAATGTGCGTACCGGGTTCAATTCCCGGATAGGCCACGCGATCGTGATATATTGGGTCATGGCATGTCGTTCGATGTGCCATGACCTTTCTTATTATCGAGGTGTTTGATGGATATTAGTTCGATTGTAACCGTTGTCGGAAGTGTGGGTTTTCCGATCGTCGCGTGCTGTGGCATGGCATGGTTTATCGCCACGACGTTCAGTGATTTTAATGATTTGATGACAAAAAATAATGTGTTGACGGAAGAACTTATTGTATTGCTTAAGGATAACAAGGGGGATAGTGATGCCTCGAATATGGCGTAGCGCGTTAGCTTGTGTTTGTGCCTTAATGCTGACTGTTGCACCTTCGGCTAATGCGGATATGCGCGGTGTTGACGTGAGCAATTGGCAGTGTGATATTGACACGGGAGCGGTTGACGCTGATTTTATTGTAGCGGGTGCCACATGGGGCGTAGGCGGTTTCAACAATGTGTGTTTGACCAATGGCGTGAATCAGGCTGCGAACTATCAGCTCGGACGCGCAACGAATAGTGGCAAGAGTATCGGTGTGTATCATTACGCGATGGGACGTGACGCGAACGCGGAAGCTGACTTTTTCATAGATAATGTGCGCGGGTACGTCGGTGACGCGGTGCTTGTTTTGGACTGGGAATCTCAGGATAATCCGCAGTTTGGTAACGGCGCGTGGATTGAAACGTGGGTGCGGCATGTGCATGATCGCACACAGGTGTGGCCGATCGTCTATGTTCAGGCGTCCGCGCTGGGGCAGCTTACTTCGTTCGTGCGGGAACATTGTGGCGTGTGGGTTGCGCAATATGCGTCAATGGCTGTTACTGGTTATCAGGAAACGCCGTGGCTGTATGGTGCGTATGGCGAAGCTATGCGGCAGTATACGTCGAACGGGTATGTGCCGGGTTATGCCGGACGATTGGACTTGAATTATTTCCGTGGCGAACGGTGGCAGTGGGATGCATACGCGCACGGCGACGGTGCGAATGTGTCCGCGTCGGAAACGAATGTCGGTGGAAATACCGGTGGGAATGTGCCGCGATCGGTGTGTGTGGTTGTCACGTCGGGTGATACGTTGTCGGGCATTGCTGAGCGCACGGGCTTGTTGCCGTGGCAGTCGTGGCACGGGTACGCGTCGGGTAATCCGGCTGTGATTTATCCGGGTGAAACCGTGTGTTATGGCGGTGCTGTGGCTGCGCGATCGAATGTAGCGCGCACGCATACGGTTGCGTCCGGTGAGTCTTTGTGGTCGATTTTCGGCGGTGATTGGGCACGTGTCGCGTCGCTTAACGGTTTGTCTAACCCGAACTTGATTTATCCGGGGCAGATTTTGCGTTATTGAGAATCAATATCAATAATCGGCGTGTTGCTTTTTGCGCACGCCGATTTTTGTGCTATAAATATTTATGCCATCAAATAGGTGGTAAAAAGATAGAAACGGATAATAAACATGCGAAAGATTCGTAAGGTAATCGCTGATAGTACTATAAGCTATTATGATCGAGACGGCGTAGCACAGACGTTCCATACCACCGGAAACGTTCGCAACGTTGAAATGGCTGTGAAGGTGCTTATGGATGCCGGTATTGTTAACGTGTTGGTTGACGATATCACAGTTGATAAGATCGTGTACGTCATGGACGTTGATACGTTCATCGAGCACGCCGAGCGTGTTGCGGTTGACGTCACCGGCTCTAACGTTGATAACGACAACGACAACGACAACGACAACGAAGAAATTGAATTCTGAAAGGAATCGAAATGAACGAAGAAAACGAACAGATGAACGACACCACCGCGAACGAAACCGCACAGAACATTGCTGCTAACTATCGTTATATTTGCACGATGGACAACAGCACGTTTGAGGGCAAGCGCGCTATCGTCAACGCACGTAATAGCGCGTTGTCGCTGAACGGGCGCGGTGCGGAACCGTTGACGGTTGTTGGTGCCTATATCGCACCGGGCGTGCGTTCTCAGACTGGACAGAAATGCGCGAACGTCTATCTTTTTGGAAAGGACGGCGACACGTATTTTAGTCAGTCACAGGGTATCTACCGCAGTGTGTTGGATATCTACGATATGTTCCCCGATTTCAACGCGCCGGCCGGCATCACTGTTGTGGTCAAGCAGACACCGCTGGGCGGTGGCCGTTCCACGAAATCGCTTGAAATCAAGTAGTGTGAAATGAAACAAAAAAGTGCCATACGTGTATGGCACTTTTTTTTATAAGGTGGTGAACATGCCTAGAGCGCATAAACAAGCGGATATATTGACCGCGAAACGCAAGCGCGTACGTCGCGCGATCAACAGTTTGAAAAAAAGCATTACCAAAAACATGCCTGAAAGCGAAGCGAATGCACGGCGCGCTTACATACAACGACTTGAAACGCAGCTGAAACATACGTATGTCGGGCGTGTCCGTAATAGCGGCATGCGGAATGAACTGTATCAGCGTGCGAACGAAACCGCCGATAAACTCGTGCAACAGGTGAGCGGCGTGCGCGGCGGCAAAGGGCGTGCGAGGGAGCGCGCGCGTTCGTTCAACATTTTTCGCGAGGAAATGCGTATGGCATCCAAGGGAATGCCGAGCGCGTTGGGCGATCTCGGACGGGAAAAAGTCAAGGTGTTTTGGCGATACACACAAAACATATGGCAGAAATCGAACGTTCCGCCGAACAAACGGCTTGAAGTCATCATGAAAGCATACGACGCCGATTCGCTCAGTGAGCTTTTTGACACTATCATGCAACGAAATGAAAAAGCGTTGGAATATGCCAAAAACATGAAAATGCACACAGGCGAATTGGAGGATTATACGGACGTTGACGGCGGAAGCCCGATATGGCTATTAGCGGTTTCACCCGACGTGATGCGATGAAAGAACGCAAGGAATTTAAGGTAGCGGCGATATTCGACACCGAAACAACGAATATTGGCGAGGGTGCCGAAACACGCGCATACCCGATATTATACATTTTCAACGATTTGCGTAATACGTCACTGGAATCGTACACTCCCGATACGGACGATGTGCGGTTTTACCGGCATACGTCCGAAGCGCTGACATACATTGACGATCTTATCGAATATGGGGGCGCGCACGGTTATGTTCCGATAATCGCAGCTTATAACCTCATGTTCGATTTGCAGACTCTCCTGCTGGAATTGGCGCAGACGTACACGATTGAGGTTAACGCGCAAACCGCCACAAGCGTGTACACGCTCGATCTGCTTGTGAACGATACCGTGGTGTGTCGCTTTTGGGACACATTCTATTTTGAAATGGGCGGACTGCGCGCGATGGGCGAGACATGTGGCCTCCCGAAAGCGGTGGGCGACTGGGATTACTCGCTTGTGCGCACGCCCGAAACTCCGTTGACCGAGGAAGAATTGTTTTACGCGCGGCGTGACGTACAGGTAATTCCGCAATATCTGCAATGGCTTTTGCGTGCGAATCATTGGCTTACGCCTGATATGCTGGGTTGCCGCGTGCTTACCAAGACGTCGCTTGTGCGGCAGATGGCACGCCGTGAGATCGGCGGCCGGCGGGTCACGCTGCAAGGTGGTAAGAAAATCACATTGCAACGCGCTTTCGAGATGACGTGTAATCAGGAATTTCCGAAAGATTACGAATCTTACGCTTTGCGTAAGGCATGTTTCCGTGGCGGTTTGACGTTTACGAGCGCTAAAACCGCTAGTGTTGTCGTGGATAACGTCGCGTCCTTGGATGTTACATCGATGCATCACGCATTCATTAACGGGCGACGGCTGCCGGTAAAATTCGCTACAGTGCCTACGGATATTCTGCAAATCGTATGCGATCGTATCGTTAGCACGTCGCTTGACACCGTGTTGACGAATTATGATGACCCGTTTCTGACGGGAGTGCATGCTGCGGTGAGATTCGTAAATCTCAGATTGCGCGAAAACACATGTTTCGATGCGTGGGGGATTGCAATATGCCCACGTTCCAAGTTTGTGAAAACGTTGCAAGCGGACACCGATTATAGCAATAACGAGCGCGCGAAAACACAGGAAAACAGCGTTAGGGCGCATGGTTACGTTGACAGCGCCGTTAATCCAACGTACGCTTTTGGGAAATTATATCGGGCGGACGAGTGTGTGTTGCATGTCAATGAGATCGAATTGTGGAACGTGGCGCAAGTGTACGAGTTTGACGAAATGCATGTACTGCACGGTGAAGCAACCACTAAGACGATTGTTCCGCCCGATTACGTAACCTTGCAATCCAATATGTTGTTTGCACGGAAAACCGACGTGAAAAACCTGATTAAACATTATCATGAGGGCATGGCGTACGTGGGCGAAATACCTGATTCAATCCCCGAGGGTATCGCACGCGACGCTAAGGCGGGTACATTGAGCATGAAATTTCTGCAATCTTATTACGGGTCTACTGTTAAGGGGCAATTTAATGGCATATATGGCACACAGGCACAAGACGTTATGAAAGCGGATTATCGCGTGACGGAAAACGGCGAGCTTGAAGTCGATAAAAACACTGTTTGCACTCCCGAGAATTTTGCGAAAAAACGGCCGAAAACACCACGTGTGCTCTACACGTACGGAATGCGAATCGTAGCGGGCAGCAGAATGCACCTCTTGATCGCCATGATGTTGATATATCGGCATTTCGGCGCGCGCGTAGCTGTCACGGGCGGCGATACCGATAGTCTGAAAATCAGTTGCGATGCCGATGTGAGCGACGCGGAATTGCTGGATGCGCTCAAACCGCTGCATAACGCGATCGAAAACGCGATCAACCGTACCATGCGACGCGTCCGAAATACCGCGTCCGGCATGGCGTCAACGCTAGATCATATCGGAAAATTCGAGATTGAGGACTGTGGCGGGGTCACGCGTTATGTCGAACATATGGAATTGTGGAACAAAGCACGCGTGAGTTTGGACAAGAACGGGCGCGTGCATGTCACTTGCGCCGGACTCCCACGGCCGGACGGTGCGTACACCATTGAAGATTTTATAGCCGATCTCATGCATGTGGGGCACGGTTTCGCGGAAACCGTACAAACATCGCTCGGTTATGACGTATTGGTAGATTATGAGATTTGCCACACGTTGCAACGTAACCGCCCGCATGTATGGGACAGGTACGTCGGCACCGTCACCGATTATCAGGGCGCGACATATCATGTTGACGCGCCCGAAGCGATCGCATTGTATCCGTCCGGCAGATGGCTAGGCGAATCGGATAAACAAGCTAACGGCGAGAATCTGACATACATACGAAACACGTATAATAGGAATGCGGAAACAACGCCCCGCGAACTTATTATGCGGGATGGCAAACCTATGATTGTGAGTATTGATGGCGAAATATTATTATGATCGGCTTAGAACACAGATATTGCCGCGCGACGCTGACGTAAATCTTATAATTGGCGCGCGTGGCCTCGGTAAAACGTACGGCGTGCGCCGGTACATGCTAGAGGATTATATTAAAAACAATATCTGTTTTGTTGAAGTCACACGGTACCGAGAGGAAAATAACGACGTGGCGGCAAAATATTTTGACAGGATAATAGAGGATAATATTTTTCCCGACTACGATTTTAGGGTGCATAACAAGGTAGCTGAAATACGTCGTAACGGCGATAAAAATTGGCGGACATGTGGTTATTTCATCCCATTATCATTACAACAGCAGAAGAAAAAAAGCACATATGTTAATGTACGTAATATTTGCATGGATGAAATTATTATAGACCCCGACGATGTATACCACCATTATTTGCGCAACGAATATGAACAATTGGCGAATCTTGTAGACACCGTAACGCGTGAACGCGCCGACGATAGCAAGCTGCGTAAACCGCGAATCTTTTTATTGGGTAATGCGTGCGACGCATATAATCCGTATTTTGAACATTATGACGTGCCCTTAGAACCCGAGTTTGGTTTGCAATGGCTTGACGGTAAAACGTGTATTTTCGATTATGTTGAAGATGATAAATACGCTGCGCAGAAAACGAAAAACACAGTCGCGGGGCGCATGATGAAAAATAACGATGATGTCACCGCTAAAAACAAATTCAAGCACTATAACACTGATTTTCTTGAAAAACCGCACAAACACGCTAAACTTACGTATGTCTTCCGTTGGTTGCGGCGCGAGTATGGCGTTTATGTTGATTTACGTTGTGGCTACGTTTTTGTATCTTCAAAATATGATGCGGGCGCGCATGTGCCATATTTCGCGATCACGACAGATGATAATAAACTTAATTACCTTACGGCAAATGTGGCAAAGGACTTGATTAGAAATCTTACGTCATATTATGCATTAGGATATTTACGTTATGACACGGTGGAAACGCAACACGCTGTAATTGCAATGCTTAGAAATTTCGGTGTAAAATAACCACGGCATACGCAAGGTGCCGTAACGAGGGCGATAAAACATTATCATTGATAACCACGGTTGACTCCGCCAATGATATGGCCGTGAGGGAAAAGCGCGCCGTCCATCGTTGTGAATCATGTTGCACGTATGCTATTCTTAAGTCGTGCCGGTCCGGTATTCGTTCGCCGGCACGGCTTTTTCATATATGAAAGGAAAAAATAATGGATGACGAAACCTCTGAGGAAAGGGACACCGCCGAACGCGATGATCTTACGGAAAACGAAGCGCACCGCGCGGGCGAATTTGATGATTTGCGCGACATGCTGCGCGACGTGCTTGACAAGGTGAGTGAATTAAGTGACCGCACGGACGCAATTAGCGAACGAATCGACGGCATATATGACAATTTCACCGACTCCGTTGCGCAAATGGTTGAAAACGGCGCAACAGTCAAGGAAAACGACGATGACGCTGCGGAAGCGATCGCGCAAGCGGCGGCGGAAGACTTGGAAAATCTCGACTACACGCTTTAATCGATAGGAGAAAATATTATGGCTGTAGACAATGCGACAATTTTGGATAAGGTGCGTACCAAGGGCACTGACGATTATCAGCAACGTATTCCAAGCGCGACACAAACCGGTGTAGCGAACACGATGCGCTACTTGTTTGACCCGATGAACCGCCAATATTTGAACGACTGTGTTTGGAACATGGTCAATCGTATCGGACTAACCGTAATGGCGCAGAACGCACCGTTTGAAAACCCGTTGTCGATTTTCAAAAAGGAAAACCTGTACTGGGGTTCGACTGTACAGGAAATCGCGGTCAAGTGGATTAAGGCGCACGGGTACAAGGATGATGCGGAAGACCTTTTGAAGATGCACCGTCCCGAAGCGGCGGTGTGGTTCTATGAAATGAACCGTCGTGACCAATACCCGATTTCATGGACTGACGATGAATTGCGTCAGGCTTTCGTGGATGATTTCGGCTTGAACCGTTTCGTTGCGCAGATTATGGAAACGCCACGTAATTCCGACAATTACGACGAAATGAACATTATGCTTGCGCTGATACGCCATTACGAGCAGAATCTTGGTTTCTACAAAGTGCATCTTGATGCGGTGCCAAGCGATCAAACAACCGCCAAGACTTTGCTTAAGGCATTGCGTGCAACCGCCGGACGCATGCAGTTCCCGTCAACGCAGTACAACGCGTTGAACGTCACCGACATTCCGGCGTACGCTAACCCGCAGCAAATGGTGTTGCTGATCGAGCCGGAATATCTCGCTTCGCTCGACGTTGATGCGTTGTCTGCCGTGTTCCAGCTGGACAAGGCCGACGTACCGTATCGTATTATCCAGGTGCCAAGCCTTGGTATCGATGGCGCGGTGGCGTTGCTTGTATCGACTGATTGGTATCAGGTGCGAGACACCATGTATGGCACTACGCAGTTCTACAATCCGCAAACTGTTTCCAATACGCTGTATCTCAACCACTGGGGCATTTATGGCGTATCGCCGTTCACGCCGTGCGCCTTGTTCACCACCGACGCGGGCACATCCATCAAGGTTGTGACTCAGACAGTGACCGGTTTCACGTTGACTCCGAACACGGGCACCGTCAAGGCGGGTGATCTTATGCAGCTCACACCGAAGCTTTCCGCCACCGTCGCGCCAACCGGCACCGCCATACAGGTGGCACCGAACGCGGCAACGTACGAGGTTGCGGCGAACCATGCCGCAAGCGGGGATGACGCGCACGGCGCGGCGTTCGATCTCAACGTCAATACGTTCGTGGATGACCAAGCGCGCTTGCATGTCCAGCGTGACGGCCTTGTGGCCGGTGACGTCATTACCGTGACGGGCACCGCTACGTATGTCAATCCGAACGGTGAGACTACGGAACATTCCGCAACATGCACGTTCACCGTCGCATAATCTGAAATCATTTATGATATAAAAGAGTGGTGTTTCATGTGAAACACCACTCATTTTTTTCATATAGAAAGGGTGTGAAAATGGACTTCCCACATTTGCAAAACGCAACGACGTTCCCCGACACGGACACGCGCGTATACGAGCAGTACCGCAACGTTTTCGATTACAATGTTTGGACTCCGAACACTGTAATCAAGTTGTGTCATGTGAATTGGTACGATGACTACCACGATGTCGTTAAATTCCCCGATAACGTCGCACGAGACGCATGGTTTGACAAACTGGACGGCGAAACCGTCAAATTGACCACGAACATGTACATTGCACGCGCCGACACGGACGGCATAAAATTGCCCGTGCCTTACATGACAGTACAACAATATAATTACATTGTCGTTGACTTTTCACATGATATTATCAATACGCCGTATCAGAAAACCGACGTGCAGACACGTTATCATTTTTTCATCGCTTCCGTACGCGCGGAAGCACCGAACACGACAACATGCACGCTTATGCGCGACGTATGGACGGATTATATTAACACCGTCACGATCAACGGTTTGTTATTGTCACGCGGACACGCGCCGTTAACGGAAACGACACCGGCACAACTCTTGGAAAACCCACAGGCGAATTGCCGTGATTTCACATTGCCCGACGTTGACTATGGCAATGCCGCGTCGAATATAAGAAAAAGCACGCCGTTTAATCTGCAAAACGGCACAAGATACATCTGTTTGGCCGCAACGTTTTCGCCTGAACAATTGCAAACCATGAGTAACGCGCGGGGCACGAACATTACGGACAGTGACGCAACATACAGCAATAACGACGGTGTGGTAGCGGGTTTCGCGTGGGGTGCCGGAAACATTTCCACGGCAAACGTCACCGGCGCGGGCACATCGTATAATTCCGTTGACAATCTCACTGCAAGCAACGTAAGCATGTATGCGCTCGAAGCGTCCAAAATATCGGGCGAATATTTCGACACGCTTTTTGCCTATTATCCACATATCATGTCGCAAATTACAGCGGTTTTCGTCGCTACCGCAAACATGTTGCGGTTTAACAGCAGCGTAAATGTGAATAGCGTCGAATGGCATACGGTTAGCGGTACTCGTACGAAAATATCCGATATTAATTTGACGATCAACGATTTTGGTTACGCCAATGAATACGCCAAAATAACACGACTGTATCTTGCACCCTACGCGCACCTCGAAATATCTGATAATCTCGGCAATAAAAGCCGTGTGGAAATAGCTGACTGCGGGCGACTCTCGGTGCAAACTATCACATCCCTCAGCTATCCGATATTGCGACAAATCGCATGGCTTGACGGAATAGGCAGCGATGGCAATACGGCTATCAGTATTGACGCCATGAACGGAACTAGCATTACCGCCGACGTGCCGAACGCGGACGTGCTCAAAACACTCATATCGCACGACATACCGACTTACGCGCTGCAACGTCGCGCGATCGACGCGCACCGCGCCGACGCATACAACCGCGAAGTTGCGCAAGCACGCGAAAACGCCATTATATCGTACGAAAACGGCGCACGTACGGCCAACGTCAGCCGTGACAACACCGCGCGCACAGGACAAACAAGCGTTGCGAACACCGCAACCGCAAACGGATTGCGCAACACGACAACAGCTAATGCAAATCAAGCCGCAACAGACATAACAGCGCGCGGAAACACCAAACTAGACAACGAACAGAAATATCAAAACGCAAAAATAAACGCCGATCTATCGGAAGACTTGGCAGTCGCAACCGCATCATATGTCACCGGGCAAGAACAAGCAGCAATGACCAACGTCACTTCAACTCTTGGTAGTCTCGCCACAAGCGCAATATCAGTCGGCGCGGGTTTAGCAGCAAGCGCAGCCACAGGCGGTGCCGCGCTCCCGGCTGTAATTGGCGCGGCGGCGGGACTTAGTTCCGGTGTAATAGGTGTCGGCACGTCAAGCTATAACGCGGCGATCGCGTTGACCAATAATCAACTTGTGTACACCGCGTCAAGCGATGCGGCATCCAAAAAAGCAGCCAACGCGTTGGAATGCAACGCGGGACTTATCGCGCAAGCAAAAAGTTACGCCACGGATAGCACGAAGCGTTCCAATCAGCTCAACACCGATAACGCTAATGCGTCTAACACGGCCAATACGACAATAACAAGCGCAAGCGTCACCACGGCGAATGCGAACGCTGCCGCGTCACGTAATCAGAGTGTGGATAATGCCAAACGTGTCATGATAAACACGCGTTCCAACGTTAACGCTGCATGGCGCGACTTACTCAACCACACCGCGCAGCCTGTTGGCACATACGGCGGCGACAATTTCAGACAGGCCACGGGGCTTGACACCATGACCGTGAAAATCGTCACCGAAGACAACGGCGCGATAGCTGCGGCGGGCGATTACATGTTGCGCTATGGCATCGCAAGCAACAAACTTTACAGCCGTCCGTCGTTGACACCTTGCAAGCATTTCGCGTATTGGCAGAGCACGGACATATGGGTTATCTGTCCATTTGCGCAAAACGAACAATTGCAGACGATCAGGGATATTTTCAGCAACGGTGTTACAATATGGACGAAACCCGAGGAAGTCGGCGGCGACTTCACACACGATAATCTATAAAGGTAGGAAAGTATGGGACGTAAACGCACGCATAAAAGGCCGTTGACTCGTGCGGAAATGGGCGAACGTGGCGCACCGGTGTGGCAGCAATCACAAGCGCTCAACTCGCAAGCGTATTCGATGGCGTATTCTCAAATGTTGAATATTGCGCTGTCAAGGTTTAAGTGGTTGAATCTGCCGAAAACATGCGACGCGTGGTTTCTTGAATACAATCTATTGTATTTCGGTTACGCCACGATCGCGTTTCCGCATAGCAAACCGGGCGTGTTTTTCAGCACGCAAGCGGTGACTACCTCGAATTTCAACGTTTATTACAAGCCGAAGAAATGGGATAGTTACGGTATCAACGGATGGCGTTTTCCAGTGAACAATTCAAATGGTGTTTTCATTTACGCTAACCGCGCCCGTACGCCACTCATTCCGACTATCGAATTTTTTGCGCATGAAATTGAAGATTTATACATGACGCGGCGGCAAAATCGTTTCAATCAGAAAACGCCGTTCATCCTTGAGGTTCCAGCCGGACAACAAACGGCGGGCGTCAACGTTATTAAGCAAATCTCAGGTGGTGAAATGGCTATCATGGCGACACCGGGTTTCACCGATTCTATGAAAGCGAACGTGCTGAAAACGAACGTCGAATATATCGGCATGGAATTGCAGAACGATATACAGAACACTTGGAACGCGTTCTATCAAGCGTTGGGCATTAAAAATCTGCCGTTGAAAATGGAACGGCAGACCGCCGACGAAATTAACGACTATGGCGAACCGACTGATCTGCGCGCGCTCAGCGAATTGGAAGAACGACGTGCCGCGTGCGATATCCTTAACACAAGATTCAAAAAATACCTTAAGGAACCGATACAGGTTGTATGGAACGAAGACAATGTTTCCCGCAACTACGCTTACTTGACGGACGTTGAAAGAATGAACGACGATGACAATGCAGAATGACATAAACCATTATCAGCCGTGTGAATCGCGCGACGATTTTCACGGCGTGATGACGTACACGTTTGGCGAACTGCTCGATGTGCCGGGTGGTGTTGACTGGGATAACGCTGCATGGTCATGGCGGGACGTCGCCTATGATGACACGCAATACACGCGCTGCTGCAAGAAAATCGAAAACCGTTTTTTTGATCGGGAGTTAGGCGTTATGCCACCGTCAAGATGGCGACGGCACTTTATGCGTCTCATACAAGAGATCATGCCGGTATTACGCCCGCTTTATGCGCTTGTAAGCAATAATCCCGATATAATTCTCAGCGATAGCGATATATGGCACAAAATGCGTACCGTCTACAGTGATTTCCCCGCGACACAGTTAGCCGAAAACCAAGACTACGCAAGCAACGCAACCGATAATCAATACGAGACTATCGCAAACGGTGATTTCATGGACAAAGTCAATCGCATAAGAAACGGCGAATATGTCGATATTGACGTATTGTTGCTTGATCACCTTGAAACATGTTTTAGCCCATTATGGACGATCAACATAAACAATTACTGAAAGGATAATGCACATGTTCCCACTACTCCCGTTTTTCTCGGTATGGCCGTACACGCCCGCCATACCCGCGTTCTATTGGAACGCTAAAAGCCAAGAGGAAATCATAAAGCACATTGCATGCGAAATCGATCACATAACGGCATATCTTGACGAAATCGTGACCGACATAAACAAAACATTGAAAGACTACGATACAAGAATAAAAAACATTGAAGCGAACATAAACGATTATGCCGTTGCCATAGCACAACTGCAAGAACAAATCGAACACATAGGAAACACACAGCTAGTATGGAACGTCACAAAAGGCGAATACACTGACAGTAAAACAGCGCTTCGTGATTTGTACCGCGAACTAGCGGTGTATGGCGCGCGTGTCACGCAAATAGCCGATATTAACACCGACAAACTAGCCAAGCACCGCACCGACGAAACGCCCGCAATCGGCAACCTGACCATATTCGATGACACCACGCCACGTGTCACTAATCCAACAACCGGCGGACAATATCCACCATTAGCATGAAAGGATAAATCATGGTTAACACCACGAATTACGCACTGGAAAAATACGAAGCGGGAAATCCCGCAAATCTACTTGACCAATACAACGGGTCAATGGATAAAATCGACGCGGCAATAAAAAGCGTCAGCGATAAAGCGGACTTAGCGTTAAACAACAACGTGTTGCCGGACGGACTAGCCGCATTCATCGATGCGCTAGGGCTGACAGGAACTAACGCGAAAACACTTGGAACAACTCTCAACCACATATTAAACCGTATCGGCACGGAAATATTCACCGTCACCGATCTTAGCAAACTCAAAAAAACCGCAGAGGGCTATCCAATTCCACCAGCCAAGTAAAGGCGTACAAACATGGCTACAGAAACACCGTTTTATCATCTGCCACTTTATGAAACCGGCGATCTAGCAGACTTACGCGACGGGTATAACGCGGCAATGCGTACACTAGATCGCGTGATTCACCAACTAAAAGTACAGGAAGAAATAAATCATCCCACAAACCTCCGAAAGGACAACTAACATGACCGACTACACAACTAACTTCAACCTCGAAAAATATCAAACCGGTGACGCGGCCAACCTCAATGACCAATACAACGCGTCAATGGACATTATCGACGATAATTTATACAAAATCAACACTAACGCGAACACTGCGGGCGGTAAAGCCACGCAAGCCCTCGAAACAGCGCAAAACAACAACAAAAATTTAACAGCGTTAGGCATAACCGACACCGCAACCGCGATCGCACTCAAAAACAAAATAGACACCACCGCCAAAACAGCACAAAACAACAAATCAAACTTAAACGCGCTAGGTATAAACAGTGTTAATGACGCAACCAATCTCAAAAATAAAATAAGCAAAAACAGTCAAGACATAAGCAAAAACAGTCAAGACATAAGCAAAAACAGTCAAGACATAAGCAAAAACAGTCAAGACATAAGCACAATTAACACCACCATAAGCAACTACAAATACAATAGCGGATATATGGTAACGTTCGGTGACTCTTACGCAGACTCAACCACACCACAAAACACATGGCCGTATTGGCTACATCAATACATTCCAACACTGACGCTCAAAAACTACGCAGTCAGCGGTGCGGGTTTCAACGTGGACACGCGAACATTCATAAATCAAATAAACACCGCATACACAGACGACACACTAGATAAAAACCAAGTAAAACTAGCCGTACTAGCGGGCGGCCGAAACGACATACTGAACAACGATACCGCTAAGACAAAAATACAGGAATGCGTAAACCGACTAATAACAATCTTTCCAAACGCACGAATACTCATAGTACCAATGTTGTATGATGCTGGATACATAGACGGCAACGGAAGAGACAAACTAGCCGGACTCACAACCGGTAGTGAAGCGATCACTAATCACACGCCAAACACCGAAACACTAAAATTCGCCTACCTATGGCTAAAAGGCGAAACAAACGCAATAGGCTCAGACAAAATACACCCCAACCAACTAGGCGCACAAACCATAGCAAAATACATCTACGATGGCGCATACGACAACTACAAACCACGTCAAGCCATGATAGATACCGTGTTTGGTGATGCGAAAGGTTTCGTAACACTGCAAAACGGCATAGTGACATACGACGTGGCCGGAAATGTCCCAAACATAGGTTCAGGCCAAGGACGCGCACTACCCGGTTGGGCAAGCACATGGCACAACGTTTGGGTGTGGGGCGTAAGCGCGGGAAGCACCACCGCACCACATCTATATCAGTTCCTAGGAACTACCGTATCCATGATGAACCCTAGCGGGCAAACAGGCAACATGAGCGTACACGCCACATGGACAGCATAAAACAAATATAAAAAATAATAAAGCCGGTTGATCGCACTATATCAACCGGCTTTATTTTATATCAATCACCATTATCAACCGAAATAACATATTTACGACAACGACGGCCCTTCTTAGACAAACACCGCTCGGTTTCAACGTAATCATAATCGTAGCTTAACGAACACTCAACCACCGTTGCAAGTGCAGACTCGAACGTAATAACGGTATCATCAAAATAACCATTATCACGAACAGTAGTCGTAAGCACATCTTCGATAGACACTTTATACCAAGTATCCTCTTCAAGTTCAATAACATAAGCATTAAAATTAATCATTTTATTTTTTCCTTTCATCGAAACCGATACC